CAAAATAAAAAAGCAAGATTTAAATTTTACCTAGGCAAAACTTAATTTCTTGCAGCCTAAAACTTAATTTTGCTAGGATAGTGTTCTGGCAATTAACCTTATTAAAAAAATATATGAGTAAAGAATTTCTGTCTAAAATTGTACACTACCGCACATACGCTAAATACCTTTCTGATGAACAGAGAAGAGAGACCAAAGACGAAACCATCCAGAGAAATCTAGATATGCACGTTAAGAAGTTTCCAAAGCTTAAAGACGAGATCTCTAAGGCATACGAGCAGGTCTTTGCAGGCAGGGTGGTCCCAAGCATGCGTAGTTTTCAGTTTGCTGGAGAGGCTATCGAGCGCAGACACAACCGCATGTACAACTGCAGCTTCCTGAACATTACGTCTGTAAAAGACTTTGCAGACTTGTTTTATATGAGCATGAGCGGCGCAGGTGTAGGCTTCAGCGTCAAGAAACGTCACGTATCACTGCTGGACGCTATTCCTGAAGGCTTTGTTGTTGCTCCCTACATTATCGAAGACTCTGCCGAAGGCTGGTGCGATTCTCTGGTAGCCCTGTTTACTAACCCTGATCTGCAGTTCGACTATACTCAAATCAGGCCCATGGGTAGCCCATTAAGCACAGGAGGCACCTCTAGTGGTCCCAAGGCGCTAATCAAAATGCATGCAAATGTTCGAGCTATACTCAGGAAAGCAGAAGGGCGTAAGCTTACCCCATTTGAATGCCATAGAATCTGCTGTCTGGTGGCTGACTGTGTTGTGGTGGGAGGTGTACGTAGAGGTGCGCTGATTAGTCTTTTTGATGCGGATGAGCAAGAGCTTGTTCATTGCAAGGCAGGAAACTGGTGGGAGAAATATCCAGAACTCGCTAGAGCAAACAACAGTGCTGTCTTGAGAAAGGACGACCCTGAGTTTGACAGCAAGGCTGCTTATATCATACAGGCATGCTTCGACGGAGGGCAAGCTGAGCCGGGGTTATCGCTTACAGGAGATAGTGATGACCTCGGCTTTAACCCATGTCATGAGATTGCGCTAAGATCCCGAGGCGTCTGTAATCTGACAGAAGTTAACGCAGCAAAGTGCTTTTCGAGAGAAGAGTGGCTTCAGGCTGTAGAAGCTGCTACAATTATAGGAACTCTACAAGCATCATACACTGATTTCAAATATGTTCACCCAGGATGGAAAGAAAACGCAGAAGATGAATCGCTTCTCGGTGTATCAATCACTGGTCAGGCTGAAAATCAACAAATTCTCACTAATGAGAACCTGCGTGATGGAGCCAAGCTCGCCGTCGAAGCCAACAAAATCTGGGCAGCAAAACTCGGCATTAAGCCTGCAAGAAGGATTACTACCACCAAGCCTAGCGGAACAAGTAGCAGCTGGCTCGGAACTACAGCAGGAGTTCATGCAGGACATGAGATCCGATATATTAGGCGAGTTCGCATGGATAAGTTCAGCGCTCTTGCTAAAGCATTGGCCAAACGATTCCCTAGCTTTGTTGTTGATGACCCTTTCAACAGCAGCGACATGATCATGCAGGTGCCAATTAAACTATATGATACCACACTACTCAGATCTCAGGAAACTGCCGTACAATGTCTTGAGCGCGTTAAAAAACTGTACGATAATTGGATTGTGCCTGGCCACATCGAAGGCACTAACACTCATAACATCAGCCTTACGATCAACTACCACGAGCATGAAAAAGAGGCGATAAAGAAGTGGATGATTGAGAACAAAGACTCTTATTATGGGATTAGTCTTATTCCTTATGACGGTGGAGATTATAAGTACTTGCCTTATAGCCAGCCCCCGCATCCGGAAGTGTTTGAAATCCTTGATAAAGCGTTCACCCAAATAGCTGACAACTTCAGCTTTGAAGATATCAAAGAAAGAAAAGATAATACTGATTTCAAAGGCGAAATTGCCTGCGCCGGAGGAGCCTGCACTATTGACTAGAGGCTCTGACAGCTAAAAAAAGCCTGGATTCCTTTTAGGGTCCAGGCTTTTTCTGTTTCAGGGTTAGCGAACTCTCTTCAACATGGCGAGCTGCTGTTGTAATTTCTCGTTGGTTGAACTGTGTCTTTGCTGTCCCCTGCTGTTCCAAATCCCGCAGTCATAACCGATCAATCTCCATGGAGATTCGGTTATATTGACAACCCACTCCTCAGGCTCCTCTCTTGGAGGATTTGTGTTTTTAGGAAGAGCTATAGTTGGCCCATCGGGCAAACGCTTATCATCTGTCATAAATACCCTACTTTGATTAGTTTTTTGTTTGCATCGTCCCATTTACACAAAGCAATAGCTCCAATGACGGGGCTTTTTTGCAGCTTGTTTAAAATAGGTTCGTAGTGTTTATCAAACACCACGAAAAGCTCTTCGAGTTGGTCTGCCTGCCTGTAGCTGATTTTTGCGGCTTTCAGCATATCCTCAATACCCATGTCTGTGATGTCTGCATTATTGTCCGACTGGGTGCCGCACAAAACATCCATGAACAAACCTGTGTCGAAGACATCGTGGGCAATCCCATGGTTTTTACTAAACACTAGTGCATTTTTTTCATTACATATTTTCATTTTTGCATTGGTTAAATAGAAGGCTACTAACCTTCATAGTATTATACCATTAAATCGCTTGCTTTTTTATCCCGCCTCATATCACATATAGATATGAGCATTGCTACAAAAACAGGAGACAAAGGATACACCGGACTATTATTTGGTGAACGCGAAAAGAAATCTGCAAAAATATTTGAAGCTGTTGGAAATGTGGATGAGCTTAACGCTAGTATAGGTATGCTAAAAGCCACTATTCTTGATAAACTCTCAGGCAAACCGTTTGTCGCTTTTATAGAAGAAGTTCAGCACAGACTTACACTATACATGGGCGAACTTGTCGCAGAACCTCAGAATAGAGAAAAATATGTGCAGATGTATGATTCAATCAAAGAAGCTGATCTAGAGCAGCTTGACATGACTGTGAAGACTCTTGAAAAAGACCCTAATACAAAGCAGTCAGGTTGGGTTCTGTATGGTAACTCTACGGTAGGTTCGACAGCAGATTTTGCCTCAAAGGTATGCAGAAGAGCAGAAAGAAGCGTAGTCTATCTGGATCCTGAGCATAATCTTCGCCCTATCCTGCTGCAATATATCAACAGATTAAGTGACGTGCTGCATTTACTCGGAAGATATTTTGACGGTTTGCAAAAAATATCTTGATCTTTCGATAGTCCTATATAACTTAAGAAAATAACTATGAGCACTCCAGAATCAACCGTATTAGATAAACTAAAAGAAGTAGGTCTGTCTATTGATGAAGTAAAAGACTGGTTGAACCAGACTAGCGAAGATATCTCAGACAATAACAACGAACAGAGCAACGAGTGTAATATTCTGTTTCTTCCTGCCAGTAATACGGAAAATACTAAGGTATATTTCTTAGATGAAGAGCAGAACGGATATTTGATTAATGGTGTTGTTCGTGCTGGGCTGGAATATGATCCTGATCTAGGCTTCCCGATTTTAAATCTTCAGATTGCAAATCCGATTATTCCTGATTTTAATTAGTTAGTTAGTGTTGTGTTGTTGCGAACGAGACAAGGGTCTATGGTCTTAGGACTGTAGGCCCTTTCTTTTTGTCTGGAACCCAAAAAATAATAGTATTATAATAGTAGTATGCTATTTATACTACTTGTCGCTTTTAGCGCTATGTTTGTGGCCGGATGCGCGGCCTTCTTCAGTATCAAGGGGCTTATTGTCCTGTTTTCTGGAAGCAGTCTCGCAATCGGAATTATGGCCAGTAGCCTTGAGATAGGCAAACTGGTTGCCGCTAGTTTCCTGCATACCTATTGGAAGCAAATCAGCTTTCTTTTGAGAACATACCTCTGCGTGGCCGTGCTTACCTTGATGGGTATTACCAGCCTAGGGATCTTCGGATTTCTTACAGGTGCTTATCAGGTACATTCTGCCACAGTAAATACTTTTGAGAGCAAGATTGAGGCTCTCACTACAGAAAAAGTGTCAATCGAAACAGGCGTAGCTGAACATAGTGAACGCATCAAAAGTCTCACCACGCTGAGACAGGACCAGGAACAGCGAGTCAAGGACGCCGGCAACTATAAAGCTCCTAGAGAGCAGGCCTACAAGGCCATCGAAGAAGCCAACCTAGAGATTAAACAAAAAGAAGAATCTTTGACTAAAGAAAGAGAAAGAATTATTGAAATTGAGAAAGAAATATCTGAACTAAAAATAGGTATGAACACCACTACTGATGTAGGATCATTTAAATTCATCGCAGCCGCCACAGGCTCCACTGTAGACGAAGCTGTAAGGTATTTCATATTTGCTTTGATCTTTGTATTCGACCCTCTCGCAGTAACACTTGTTCTAGCCTGGAATAAACTATTGGAAGCTAGAAGAGAAAAGCGAGCTCAGGAAGAAGCTGCCTATATTGCTAGTCTTAAACCCGTCGAATTCGATGGGATTAACGCCTCGCAAGATATCCCGCAAGTTTTCGGGGTATCAAACGATGACAAGACTAGCTTAAAAAAAAAGTAGACGCTGATTCTAGCATAGGTATTTCTGTAGAATTAGACCCTAGAGAAATACTAGAGCAGCGCATAATCCCGGACGCTCAAAAGGAAAAGGTTGAGCTGTTTCAGGCAGACCCTGTTTCGGGTTTAGCCATAAGTGAAGTAAAAAAGATAGAAGTTGACCTGGACTCTGATGAAGAAGATCCGCTCATTGAATCTCAACTTACTGAAGCAGAACAAATTAAATTAAAAAAAGAAAAGAAAAACAGGAAAAAGACTAGTGGACCAAATAACTCTATAGTCAAATTTTAAAGCTTACTACTTGATTAAAATTAACTGTTTTTTAAAATAGCTATAGGGATGAAATACCTTATAGCTTTTTTATTGCTCCAAATCACCGTGCCCACCACAACAGCCAACGCTAATTCTGTGCTAGAGCAACGCAATATTGCCGTTTATGAGCAAGAGCCTATTGCGGCGAGGGATTGTGCTCTGGCTATAAAGAAATTATTAAAAACTAGATATTCGAATGTTTTTATAATTTCTCACGATGAATGCACTAAAGAAAAGCTAGCAGATCTGGACTGTATTGTTTTCCCTGGAGGAGAAAAAGACGTAGATAACTTTGACGTCTTGATAAAAGACAAGGCGAAGCTTATTAGAAGCTATGTAGCCGATGGAGGAAGATATCTGGGAATCTGTATGGGAGCGTACATAGCAGGCAGGATGTACTTCAATATTCTTGGAGGCACATCAGCAGAGCAATATATAGCAGACCCTACGTCCGAAATATCCGCAGAAAAAGAAACAACCGCTGAAGTGAGCATATCAGGAAAGGTATACAATACATATTTTTATGACGGCCCTGTGTTTGAAAAATATCTTAGACAATCAAATATTCTAGCCACATACAAAAACGGTAAAGCAGCCAGCGTAATAAAAGCCTACAAACGCGGCAAGGTATTATGTGTCGGCCCGCATCTAGAATCAGAAAAAAACTGGTACGCTGACACAACTCACTGGCATCACGGAGAACAGCACAAACTGCTGCTGTCTATGGTGGGCAGACTTCTAGAATAATTATCTACTCCTGACGTCCTCAAAACCCAGCAGCTCATCCAGAACACACTCCCAGGCTAGGGTTTCGGTTTTAAGACTAACCTTGTATTCTTTAAGCTTACCCTTGAGGTAGTTTGCTTCGTCAGCTTTGGTAATTCTACTCATTAGCTGGTACGCAAGATTATCTATAGCGTCGACGTCATTGTCAGCATTTTCACGAGCATATTTGATTAGCTTTGCTCTAGATTTTAAAACCGACGAGTAATCTTCGGAGTATTCTTCTCCCGCCAGATAGCAGATCTGTTTATTTAGCTGCACCCTGCTCAGAGGTGTTTTTTTAAATGTTTTATACGTGGTCGACAACAGTGTTTTTCTTACGTCATCCACACTCATATGATCCCAGCCAGGAGTCCACTGCTCTCTAGGCCTGGCCAGGATCCACTCAATGGCCATATTATAGCCGTTGTCGTTGTACACACAGTACCAGTCTATTTCCTGAGGCATGGGAACAACGCCAAGCACATCTAAATAAGCCCTGCGTATAATGTAAGAATCGTCGTCGTGCTGCTCTGGAAATAAATCACTAAAGCAGATAAACGCAAATATCACAAATATGCACAGGTCTTTTTTCATCAGAAAAATATTCTAGCTAATGTGATTAAGCCTACGAGTGTGCATATAGCACTGCCTGCAACTACTCCCAGCCCCATTAAAATATATCCTATTGTTCTCATACTAGTGTTGAGGATGTAATGTGTTATGGTTGTCTTCAAATGTCTGCACAATGAACTTACACAGCTCGCTGCGCATAATGTCTTCGTTAGTAAACGCCAGGCTATAGATTCCCATTTTTTCCGCCTGCTCTGTGTTGAACATATGCAGACACTTATCAAATCCACCCTGCTTGGCCTTAGGAAGATCGCTCTGTGCACTATCAGCACAAAGAATCATTCTGGTAAACTTACCAATACGGGTAAGTAGCGTCTGGATCTCGTTGATCGTCATGTTCTGACATTCATCTATAATTACACACCTTGCCGTCCAGCTTGCCCCGCGAACAAAGTTAATAGGTTGATAAATAAACCTGCCTTCGCCCTTGAGGCGCTTAACTTCACCGGCAGGAAGAAGCTCTTCAATCTTATCTTCAAACGGTCCCATATAGGGCTCGTACTTGCCGGCAATATCTCCTGGAAGAAATCCTAGTTTAGAGTCTGCGCTTTCTACTGCTGCACGAACAAAGACTAAATCACTAACTTTCTTCTGATTAAGTAGTTCCAGTCCAATACGCACAGCGCTGAGCGTTTTACTGCTACCTGCAGGACCAGCTAGAAATATGATTCTACAATCCTTACTTCCCCCTAACGATATGAGCGCCTTCTGTTTTTCAGTCCAAGGCAACTCCCTGATATGTAGGTCAAAATCTATTTTTTCTCTTTGATATACTTTAGGGCTTGTATCCTTTTTAGGCTGAGTCTTAGGTTTCTTTTTTGGGGCAACTTTAGATTTTTCCATATCCTAATTGTACTACAAACAAATAAAGGCCGATAGCTAAAAAAAGGCCACCGGTTAGGGTAGCCTTTTTACCATTTTGTTGGTGTTACCGATATGGTCTAGCCTGGAGGAGGCTGCAGTTCGCCATGAATGCAATAGATGTCCATACTGCGGTCTTCTCCTCTCCACTTAACTGCAGGACCGTCATCATTATGTAATTCTCCATCTTTATCAAAATGAATTTCTAAAGGACGCTCCTGGAGGAAAACACACTTATCGTAAGGCGCCCACCATCCTACATGTTTACTTAATTCCATCAGCCCGCCAAATGTCTCAATTTCAGGAATATCAAATTCTTTGTGCAAAAAATCATAGTAACCAAGCCAGGATGCTTCGTTAAATCCGTAGACCTGCTCTGAAAGAGCTGTAAGTATTTGCTCAGGGTCAAACTCTTGTCCTGGAAGTATCTCAAGTTCAGTTAACTTCAAAATATCTGTGTCTTCAGGAAGATTCTTAACAATTACCTGCGCCTTTGCGCAATCTAAAGGATTGTTGAATGGCCCGACATGTACAGCAGGAGCTTTAAGTCCTGCATAATAATAAACCTTATATATGGCTTCGTGGGCTTTCTTAATGTCGATAGGTTCTGTAGATAAACCGATCTTCGTCCACCTTAAGCCGTAGTCAATTAGCTTATTCTTCTGCGCTTCGTTTAATTCTGAGATCATACATGTTTCTAAATAAATTCACTGCCACTTTTTGGAAATTACGCGTCTTTTTAATATACAGAATTTCAGACAATTCTTCAGAAAATCGCGTAGTTATCTGCCTGTTGGTGGCGTAGATAACTTCTTCCTGATGGTCTTCAAATATGTATTTTACCGAGCGAATCATATGCCTATAATGTGCAGTAAACCTGCAAGCATCAAGCCTTATTTATGTTCTGCTCTATACCCACAGGAACAAGCATCCTGGGGGCGTGTATTTGAAACCCCGAAGGCTTGTGAGTTATGCCTACATACTTTCCGCCCTCTAACTCAGAATCCACCTTAAACTGTTTAGGACTCTTTTGAAACAGGTCGGCTAGTATTTTATTTTTACCAGCATAGTCGTTTTTATCCGACTTCTTTTTAGCCTCAATCAGACGCTTTAATTCAAGCGATTTTGCCAGCTTGATTATATTGTCTGATAAAAGACTCATTATTTCTTAACGGTAAAAGCACGTTTCAATGTGCTTAGAACTTTGTCTACTTTTTTAGTAGAATTTTTTAGCTGCTGCATAACTTCGTCGCTCACTAGCGGAAGATTTACATCAGGTAAAATTTTAACTCTGTTAATAGTTTTTTCCATACAATATATTATACCATTAAATAATATTAGAAAATATACCGTGCTCTTCCATCATTAGAATGTGGCAAGTAGCACTCGTTTCCAAACGTTGGTTGCCGTGCAGACGTACAGAAAATTGTTAGCGTTATCCACGGCAACTTGCCCCACAAGGCCAGCAGAAGTTGAAGTAGCCGGGATGGCAACGTGCGTTGTGTTGGTCGTGCGAACTCCCGCTGCTGTTGTCAGGTACATCTGGTCGCCGAACCACTCAACAGCATTTCCTTGAGGTGTAGACATTAATGCTGCACCAGTCTGAAAAAAGAACGGAGCTTGATTTGCGCCGAGACCATTTGCCCTAAAGGTTTGGTATCCAGTGAACAAATTGATCGAATTTGTTGCGCTCGCAAGTCTTTGATTAACTCGCACGACCTGTATTGTCGTTGTGCCAACTGTGATGTCAGCATTTCCTCCTGGCGCAAAAAATGCCATCACGTAACCGCCTTGGGTTGCGCCAAAACGAGTCATGTACATTCCGTTTCTGACAACGCCAGTAAACCAA